ATCGGTCCTCCCACACGTCGAGGGCGAGGCTGAGGTCGTCGAGGAGCCGCACGGCCCACACGGCGGGGGTCACGGCGACGACGACGGCGAGTGCGAGGAGGCGCTTCATCGCCCCATCACCCCGTCGAACATGGACCGGGGGGCGGTGCCGACCCACACGCCCGCACCGCCGTGCCACGCCCGCCAGTGCTGCCAGAACGAGCGCAGATTGGCGTTGATCGGGTCCCAGCCGGCCTGGTGGCACACCTTGCACTTCCATCTCAGCTTCATGCGATGGCCTCGCCGTCATCACCGAGCCATTGCCAGCTCAGCCGTGTGCGGATGCAGTAGACGGTGTGTGGCGAAATCCCGTAGTCGGCAGCCACCTCCCGCCGGTTGCGATGGTCAGCGCGGATGGCGAGCACTTGCTCCTCTGTGAGCAGCGCCTGCGAGTGGCGCGATCCACGAGCCTGGCGCCTCTTCTCGCGCATGTCGGCAGCGTTGTCGGCCGCACTTCCGAGCCACAGGTGGTTTGGGTTGAGGCACGCGCGCACGTCGCAGGAGTGGCAGACCTGCATGCCCGGTGGGACCGGGCGACCGTGATACGCCTCCCACATCCAGACGTGAACGCCACGCTGGCGGCCTAGATGCAGCAGGTGGCCGTAGCCGCTGTCGGACTTGGCGCGGCCCCAGAGCCAGCAGTCGGAGTCATCGTCTACGCCCAGCAGCAGTCGGCGCATCAGTGAGTCGCCGGGCGATCCGACACGCTTTGGCGAAATGCCGTCGACCGAGCCGTGCCGCGCCTTCCGCGCTTGGTGCATCGAGCACAGTCCGCCCCACGCGTTCGGCTTCTCGCATCCGGCGGCGGTGCAGGCCTCGGGGCGGGGTGGCAGTGACTCCCTAGCCGGGCGGACATGGCCACCCCAGTGCGCGTAGTGCTTCGCGCACGCCATCCCGCAGTACCGGCGGCGTTCGTAGCGTGGCGCGGTCTCCCAGTCGTGACGCTCAAGTGCCGATCCACAGCAGATGCAGGCGTTCACGACTGCTCCCACTCGCGCTCCAGCCGCGCGTCGCGGCGGCGCTGCACCACGTCGTCGACCCACGCGATGCCCAGCGCGACGGCGACCGCGAGGAGGCCGGCGGCGATCCACGCGAGGGTGACGTCGTGGCCGGTCACCGGGCCACCTCCCGCAACGCCTGCGCGAGCAGGTGCTCGCACATCGGACCGGCGAACCCGTTCCTGGCCAGCTGCACAAGGCCGTCGGCCAGCGTGGCGAGCGCGGCGCACTCGTTGCACTCGCCCGGGTCGATGTGCTCTCGGAGGTCGCGCGCCAGCTTGGCGCAGCGGTCGGCGGTCATCATGCGCGGTCCTTCCTGTCGTGCCATGCCGGCGAACGAGGCGCCGGCGCCGGTGGGCATCACCGGTAGGGGGTGGGCGTGATCTCGGCCAGCCGGGGCATGGCCGCGAGCAGGTCGGGGCGCTCGTGGCGGCGCAGGTGCCGCTCGAGGCTGGCGGGGGTCATGCGCACGCGGGGTGCGGCGACCTCGATGGGGATGCCGCGCAGGACCTCGTCGACGTCCTGGCAGACGATGCACTGGTCGGCGGGCAGGCCGCGCAGGCGCAGGGGGGTGAGGTCCCGGCCGCGGAGCTGCTGGCGGCGGTGCGGCGCGCAGAGCCCGGCGTGCTGGGCGGGGCGGGTGCAGTCGGGGCCGGCGCAGGTCACTGGTACCCCGCTTCGCGCAGCAGTCGGACGAACGTGGCCCCGTCCATGAGGACGAACCCGCCGCCGGGGCTGGTCTTCCCGCGGCGCTTGATCCACGCCGCCCCGACCGCGCCGCCGGCGTTCATCGCCTCGACGACGGCCTCGTCGAGGATGGCGGCGAGTTCGACCCGCTTGACGGACTTGGCTTCGATGACGACGCCGACGACGCCGGCGATGTCGCCGCGGTCGTTGGCCCCGGACAGGCTGCGCCGCTCGGCGTGGGGCCAGCCGTGGTCGCGGAGGTAGTTGACGATGGCGGACTCCCACGCGGTGCCCTTGGCCCGGGCGCGGCTCATGGGGTGCCCCCGTGCTCGCGGGCGATGTCGGCGCAGCCGCACCAGCAGGCGGGCGGCAGGGCTTGGGCGATCTCCTCGGCCACGGCGGCGCGGTGTGTCGCCAGCCAGGTGCCTGTCTCGCGGCGCAGCTCGTCGGCGCGGATGATCGGCTCGGCGGCGGCGAGGGCGTCGGCGAGGCGGAGTCTGAGGATGCGGTCGTCGTTTTCGCCGGGGGCGACGGTGTACCGCGCCCACGAGTCCATCCACGCCTTGCGCGCGGCTTCGACCTCGGGGCTGTGCAGGTCGCGGGCGGTCACCGCGCACCCCAGTCGGCGCGGTCCTCGGGGGCGAGCACCCGCCGCGTGTCGTGCCACAGTCGCCGGTGCTGGGCCATCAGGTCGGTGCGCTGCCCGCAGTCGGGGCAGGGGGCGGTGGGGTGCCGTCGGGCGGCCACGGCGAGCGCCTGCGCGGTGTGGGCGTCCCACGCGCGGCGGCGGCGGGACGGGGCGCCCATCGCGGCCCACGCGATGGTGACGGCGAGCGCGAGGGCGCACCAGGCGACCAGCACGACGAGGACGGTGGTCACAGCAGGACCCCCCGCACGGGCTTGCGCACGAACCTCGCGTTGGCCTCGCGCAACCTGCCGTTGACGAAGCTCACGGCCACCCACGAGGTCGGCGAGGCCACGTACTGGGGGCACACCCGGTAGGTGCGGACCTGCCCACGCCCGCCGCGGATGGTCCACACGACCTTGCCCTTGGGCCCGAGGAGGCGCTGGACCTGCCGTACGGTCATGCCGCGCTGGAGCTGGCGGGCCTCGGGGTGGGTGGCGCAGCGGGGGGTGCCGGCCTCGACGGGCGGGGCGGGCACGGTGAGCGCGGCGGCGGCCAGCGCGGCGGCGAGGAGGGCGCGGGCGATCATGCTGCGTCCTCGCCGAGCAGGACGGCCGGGGCGACGCCGAGCACTGCGGCAATCTCCAGCAACTCCCCCACCGTGAACTCGGTGTGACCGTTGAGCCGGCGGGACGCAGCGGGCTGCGAGAGCCCGAGGGCGTCGGCGAGGTCCTTCTGACTCATCTTTCGGCGGGCCATCTCGGCGCGGATCGTATTCGTGACTCCGAGCGCGTATGAAGTTTGCGGCATGGGGTAGTGATACCGCTTAGCGGAATCGCGTGTCAACACGACACGCGGAAGTGACGCACGTCACCCGTTCACAGATATGCGCGAACCGGATACCGTGGAGGTGTGAGCGCAGCGATGGAGAGCGGCAGCGACAGCCCGCTGAAGTGGGCGCTCATCGACGAGATCCGCGCTGAGATGGCGCGGCGCCACATCAACCAGCTGCGCCTCGCGCAGCGGTTGCAGGTCTCCCAGCCGTGGCTGAACCGACGACTCATGGGGCACACCGACCTGACGGTGACCGAGGGTGAGGCGATCGCCCGCGCGCTCGGTACGACGTTCGCCGAACTGGTGCGCCGTGCCGATGGCCTGGTGCGACTTCGCTACGGAGCGGATGGCAGCGACACCCACGTGTACGACGACGACGACCCCATATCGCCCGGGGCGGTGGCGCTGATGTGGAACCCGACGCTACTACTCCAAGAGGGTGAAGCGGCCTAGCCACCGCGCATCCCGGCAGGGGGGAGGCCACGATGGCACGCCGGGTGGTGATGATGCGGGGGGACCTGATCGACGGGTTCGTGACCTGGCTGCGCGCGGGCGGCAGGTCACCCACGACCGTGGCCATGCGCCGCCGGCAGGTCACCGACCTGTGCCGGGCGCTCGACCCGCTCACCGCCACCGCCGACGACGTGGCCGCGTGGATGGCCTGCGACGACTGGGCCCCGGCCACCCGGGCAGCCAACCGCAGCGCCGTGCGCGCCTTCTTCGCGTGGCTGCACGCCACCGGCCGACGCGCCGACGACCCCGCCTTCACCCTGCCCGCGGTGCGCGTGCCCCCCGCCGCCCGGCTGCCGGTCACCGACGCCGCGCTCGACGCGGCCCGGGCGAAGGCCACCGACCCCCGCGACCGGCTCATGCTCGAGCTCGCGGCGCGGGCGGGGCTGCGCCGGGCAGAGATCGCCGGGCTGCGGTTCGCCGACCTCAGCGACGCCGACGACGGCCCGGTGCTGCGGGTGACCGGGAAGGGCGGGCGGTCCCGCCTGGTGCCCATCCCCGACGACCTAGCCGCGCTCATCCGCGCCGCCGCCCCGGTGTACGTCTTCCCCACGGCCGGCGGGCACATGGCCCCGGGGACGGTCGGGGAGCACCTGTCGCGGCTGCTCGGCCCGGGCTGGTCGGGGCACGCCCTGCGGCACCGCTACGCCTCCCGGGCGTACGCCGCGGGGCGGGACCTGCTCGCGGTGCAGCGCCTGCTGGGGCACACGTCCCCGGCGACGACGCAGGTGTACGTCGCGTTGCCGCTCAGTCAGCTGCGGGAGGCGGCGCGGGCGGCGTCGTGAATCTCCGCGACGAACACGGCGAGGCAGCCGCACTCCTCGTCGGGTCCGTGGTGGAAGCCGATGCAGCGGTCGTCGGGGCAGCCGCAACGGTCGCCGTGCCACTCTGGGTCGGGCGTGTCGTAGGTCAGCCATGCGGCGATGTGGGCGACGTACTTGCGGCGGGTGATGCCCTCGGCGCGTAGGGCGTCGATGGTGGCCCGGCTCATGCTGCTCATGGCTTCGTTCCTCCGTGTCCGCCGCGGGTGCCGTCGGCCCCGCCCTTGGCGTAGCGGGTGAGCGCGCGCAGGATGACGGCGGTGACGGTGGTGCCCTCGGCCTCGGCGCGGTCCCGGGCCGCCTGCCAGACGGCGTCGGGGACGCGCACCGAGCGCGGCGGGGTGTGCGGGCGGGTCACGGTCACGCCTCCTTGGGGGTGACGTCGGCGGTGCCGGCCGGGATGAAGATGCTGTCGGAGGTTGAGCCTTGGAAGACCCAGTAGCGCCGATCGAGGCGGACGCTGCCCATGTAGGTGGCGTACGTGGCGCCGGAGGCGGTGCGGTAGGCACCGGCGGCGTAGTAGTCGGCGGGGAGGTAGTAGTGCTGGCCCTTGTGCATCCGGTTCGTTGTCATGTCTTCAGACTACGCCCTGTCAATACGCGGTGTCAATACATGTGGGCGATGAATCTGGGCATGGAAAAGTCGCCCCCCGACCCGCGCTGCAACGCGGCCAGGGGGGCGGCCAGCGGAACGCGGATCGGGGGGCGGTCAGGGGGCGGTGCGGGGGGTCAGGCGACGCGCAGCGCCTTCGCGACGAACCTCAGCCGGTGGACGCCCTCGGGCAGGTGGACCTGGAAGGCCAACGGCCCGCCGCCGGCCATCGGGTGCCCCTGGATGGGGGTCCGCCAGCGGGAGACGATCGTGCCCGGCGGGATCGGGTTGTGCCCGGTGGCGTCGACCGCGCCGGGGGCTGCCGCGCCCCAGCCGAGGCGGGCGAGACGGGCCTCACCGGCGGCGAGGCCCTTGGGCATGCGGACCTGCTCGGTCACGAGGAAGTCGGCCCCGGCGGGCAGGTCGATGATGGCCAGCGTCACCCACTTGCCGCCCTTGACCGTGACCCAGTTCGGCTTCGTGCTCGCGCCGACCTTGATCATGCAGGACTTGCCCACGGGCCACGGGTCGAGGGTCTTCCTCGGGGCGGTGCCACTGGTCGTCATCTCAGATCCCACTCCGAAGCGAACGCCGTTGTAGGTGTCGGTCCAGATGCGCTTGATCGGGCTGGCGCCCCACTTCGCGGGGTAGCCGATCGGCTCGATGCCGGGCTCGCCGTTGCGGGAGCCGGTGGCGTCCGTGGTGGCGATGCGCCCGTCGCCGAGGCTCAGCGCGGCGTGCCCGTTCGTGCCGTACTCCCACAGCACCAACGCGCCGCGGGGCGGGTCCGAGGTCCAGTAGCGACCGGCGGCGCGGACCTTGTCGTAGACGGCGTTCGCGTTCGCCGCGTACCAGCGGGGTGGGTTGCCCCGGTCGCCGCCGAGGGCGTGCCACGAGTGCTGCGCGCACATGCCCGGGCCGGACGGCTTGTTGGCCAGGAACCAGCGGATGCGGTCCTCGGCGCCGCGGGGCGGGGGCAGGGGGTCAGGCATGGTCGTCGTCCGGGGTGACGTGCGCGAGGGCGACCGACGGTGCGGCCACCCCGAGCAGCGCGGACACCAGCGCCAGCCACAGCGGTGCGGCGTCGGCGGCGATGACGCGGTACGCGACGAGCAGCGCGGCCACGGCGGCGGCGAGCGCGTAGATCGCCTTACGGCGAGCGGCGGTCAGCTTCATCGTTCCCCCTTGCGTCGGCCTTACTGGTTGGACTTCTCGGGCTCGTCTGGCTCTGAGTAGCGGTTGACAAACCGAAAGTGACGGCCCTTGGGCAGCAGGTAGTCCACGATTCGCAGCAGCACGTAGACCCCGAGGCCCACGGTCGCCGCGATGGCTTCAGCGCTCATCACCGCCCCCGGCGCCCGTGGTGCGTTCCAGCAGCCACGCCCCCCCAGAGGCGATGGTCCATGCCCAGGACAGCAGCGCCGTCCACCAGTTGCCCGACAAGATGCCGATGTAGGTCCCGCGGATGGCGAAGACGACCGCGGACAGGATGAGCCCGTGCTCCATGACCGCGTTCGACCGGGCCCACCAGCCGACCCACAGCAGCCCGGTCGCGGCGACCGCCAGCGCGGCGGACGCCACCGACCACACGTCCCGGTCGTCGCCCCACACGGTCGCCCCGCCGAGGATGACCGCGGCGAGTGCGAACGTGGCCACGGACACCGCGAGCGCGTAGGGGCGGATCATCCGGCCGAGGAGCAGCCACGGCAGCTCAGTCCGGGCCATCAGGACGCCTCGTACTCGAAGTAGCCCGTGAGCAGGTCGCCGTTGGCCAGCGCGACGTTGGGGTCGGAGCCGATCCGCCCGTTGCCGGCGTCACAGCGGATGAACTCGATGCTGGCGTCGATGGAGCGCAGGAGGACGATGAACGGATAGAACATGTTCGCCGAGGCGTCGTAGAACATGCCATGCCCCACGCCCTGGTACGCCCCGCCGACCCGGGCGGTGGGCAGGCTCACGACCACCGCCGCACCCGCGGTCCCCGTCCCCGTGATGGTCAGGTCGAACCGGCCGGACACGTGCTTGCCGAACTGCCAGTACGTCGTGCCCGTGGTGTCGACGGTCTTCGCGATGTCGGTCGTGGCCCCCTGGTCGACCTGCGGCGTCCACGCATTCGCCGGGCCCGCCCACGCATTCAGGTCGGCGGCGGTCAGCGTCTCGCCGGTGGCGAAGGCGGTCGTCCGGGTGCCCATGGGTCTCCTATCCGAGCGCGAGCGGGAGTTCGCCGAGCGTTTCGTCGTCGAGCTGGTTGCCCGCTGCCGAGCAGGTGTAGGCCAGCGACCACGTGTCCACGCCGATGGTCTCGGTCCACCCCTCGATGCGGCCCAGCCACGCGGGCGGCAGCCCGCCCGCGGTCGGCAGGTCGGTGACCGCGATCCGGTCCCACACGGAGGCGGCGAGGATGGCGGACTGCCGAGCCGCGGGCGCGGTGTAGGCGTCCGTGGTCAGGGTGGGGATGCGCGGGGTTTCCACGGTGCGCAGCAGGGTCGCTGCGCGCGACGCGAGGTAGCCCTGGTCGGTGGTCTGGTCGGGGTTCCACGCGGTCGACAACTCCCGGGGCCGCCGGCCCATCGCGGCGATGCTGGCCGCGTCCTCCCACGTCGTCACCGTCGTGGACGGGTCCGGGGAGAACGGGCCCAGCGGCGCCGTATTGGTCACCGTGATCTCGTTGGCGACGTGGGTGCGGTCGGCCTGCACGACGAGGTCAGGGCCGATGTCCTCGGCGGTAAGCTCCAGCGCGAGCGCGCCGGTCGTGGCGGTCGAGCCGGCGCGGTAGACCACGGTGCCGTCCCCGGAGCAGTGCAGGGTGCCCCCGTCGGTGTCGAGCACGGCCTGCGCCAGCTCGAGCGCGGTGCCGAACGGGGCGGCGGCGGCCAGCGTCGGGCGGGGGGTGCCGACCACGGTGGGGGCGGACAGCCCGGCCAGTGTGGCGATCTCGGCCATGCGCGCGGACACCGAGCGGGACACCAGCCCGGCGGCGGGTGCGGCCAGCGCGGCGTGGGTGCGGGCGATGCTGAGGTCGCGCAGGCTGATGTGCGCCACCCCCCCGGCCATCGAACCGATGGCGACCGTGCGGATGGTCGTGGAGGGGGCGCCGGACATGCCCAGTGCGTTGCCGCCCTCGTCGTCCACGGCCAGGGTCAGGGTGGGCCCGGTCGTGCGATGCGTGAGGACCACGTGGTGCCAGGAGCCGTCGGCGATCCCGGGGGCGACCGGGCCGATGCGGTCGGCCCACACCCCGGCGGTGCGGACGGAGGCGTAGCAGCCGTCGGCCTTGACCCGCAGGGCCACCCCGTAGTCGTAGTCCGCGCCGAGGTAGAGGCGCAGCGTGCCGTAGGTGATGCCGGCCGCAGGCTCCTCGGTGACGCGGAACCAGGCGGCGAGGGTCCAGTCGTCTGCGCTCATGGCCGGGCACGACCCGAGGTAGTAGCCACCGGTGCCGAGGGCGAACTCCAACGTCGGACTGGGGTCGCCGGGCAGGCCGGGGCCGGTGAGCGTGGTGGGCGCGCTGCCCGCGTTACGCATCGGCCCGCCGCCCCAGCTGGGCAGCGTCCCGGCCGGCGTCAGCGAGGTGGCCGCCCAGTAGGCCAGCAGCCCCGAGTCCTGCCGCGCCTGCCGCAGCATGTAGTCGCTCGGCAGGGTCGCGACCGCCCAGTCGTTGAGGGCGTCCGTGGCTGACACGTCGACCCAGCAGGTCGTGCCGTTGTCGGCCCACCGCAGCGGCCAGCCCTCGACCCGGCCGGTGAAGCGGTGGCTCCACGCGCCGGTGGTGTCGTCGAGGATGCTCAGCCGGATGCGCTTGCCGCTGGTGACGTTGGGTGCGTACGGGGATGCGGTGTTGCCGACCGTCAGGGCGCCGTCGGTGTTGTCGAGGACCAGCCCGGACAGCCGGCCGGGCTGCGGGGCCTCGTCGGTGTCCGAGCGGCCCACGGTGATCGACACTGGCTGCGCGGCGTCCCACCGCGACGTGAGGTCAGTCCACACCCCGGCCGTGAACTCGACCTGGACGCGGGCCACGGGCGCAGAGTCGGCCAGCACCCGGGGTCGGGGGATGGCGGCGCGGGCGGCGATGGCGGCGATCCCGCCGTCCCCGCCCCACGTCTGCGGCCCGCCCCACGGCTGCGGCCCGCCCCACGTCGTCGCCACGGGTCAGGACCACCCGCCGGCCGTCAGCACGAAGATGCTCGGCCGGGTGTCGCCCACACCGGCGGCGGGCACGGACACGACCTGCGTGTACCCGACGCCCGACTGGGTGACGGTGATCGTGTAGTCCACCGGCGACGTGGCCTGGGGGATCAGGAACAGGCCGTCCACGGGCTCCGTGACCCCGGTGCTGGGGGCGATGGAGTAGGTCAGGGTGCCGGCGCCGGTGGAGCCGCGGGCGTCGACCATGGCGACCGCGGTCGTGGTGTCGATGTCGATGGTGGGCGGGTCGACCAGCGGGCCGAGCACGCCGGTGGCCGCGTCGTCCCAGCGGACCTCGTCGATCGACACCACGTTGGCGACGACCGTGCGGCGGCCGAAGTTGATGTCGGTCAGGTTGACCGTGCCGAGGTCGAGGCTGCTCACCGTCGAGGTCTCGATCGCCGACGTGGCGCCGACCTCGCGGTAGCTGACCGTCAGCGCCCCGTTCGCGGTGGTCGTGCCGACCGCGGCGTACATCTCGACCAGATATGTCTTCGCCGCGTCGAGCGCATCGGTGGCGGTCCACACGCCGGGGGCGGTGCCCGTCGCGTCGGACAGCCTGAGCTTGTTCTCCCCGTTGACGTGGATGGACGCCACGCGGACAAACGAGGAGCCACCGGTGCCGAACTGGAGGATGTGCACGTCGCTGGTCGCCGCGGGGTTCACGCGCACGTGCTCGGCGGCGGCCACGTTCTTCGACCCGGTGATCGAGCAGCGGACGTGGGCCAGCGAGGCGGACGAGTTGGAGATCGCGCCCATGCCGCCGTGCGTCGCCGCCGCCGTGCTGTAGGTCAGGTTGCTCGACTCGGTCGCGGTGAACGGGTCGCCCGAGGAGGACGACGAGGCGACCGTGACGCCGGTGCCGGCGGTCCCGCCGTCGAACGTGTTCCGTCGCAGTGCCACCGTGGCCCCCTCAGATCCGCTGCGCGATGTAGTGCGTGGCCGAGGTCACGCCGAGGGCCGCCAACGCGGACACCGATGGCGGCCAGGTGCCGGTGTAGATGTGCGCCGTCAGCCGGGCGCCGGACACCGGGTGGTAGATGAACATGCGGTTGGCCGGGCCCTCCGTGAACCACTGCGTCGCATCGTCGAGCCTCATGGTCAGCCACCCGTCGAGCTGCGGCTGGCCGGTTGACCGGAACTCCGTCCGCCGCACGGTCAGGGTGCCGCCGGTCCGGGTCACGCCACCCGTCATCGTCAGTTGCAGATGCATCGGCTTCTGCCCGCTGTCGGTGCGCGGGTTGTCCATGCTGATGATCGAGTCCTCGAGGAGGATGGTGCCGGCGCAGGACTCCCACCCGAGGCAGGATGCGTCCGTCCACCCGCCGAGCGACGCGCCACCGTTGAGGGCGGGGTCGGTGTTGCGGTTGATCGTGATGCGCTCAGCGATGGACCGCACAAACTGGTACACGCCGCGGGTGTTGTAGTTCTCGTCGTTGACCGCGTACCGCGACACGTTGGAGTCGTGCAGGTGGCACTCGATGAGCCGATGGCTGTACTCGTCGTTGGCCAGCATCACGGCCGACCTGACCGGGCGGGCGGCGTCGTAGAAGTCGCTCAGGCGCCCGTCGCTCTCGGTGTTCCAGATCGTGACTCGCCCGCGCTGGCTGTTGAAGTTGGCGCACTCGAACGGGGGCGCCGAGGTGACGGCCCGGCCGAACGCCTGGAAGCGGCAGTGCGACATGTAGACGTACGCGCCGGGGTAGAACACGAGGCCGATGTGCGGGGCGGGCTGCGGGGCCGCCACGCCGACCGTGTCGAACGAGGCGTCGAAATCGGCAATGTCCTGCTGGTCCCCGGCGCGGAACGTGATGCCGCCGAGGATGATCGGCGAGCTGGCCGAGGCGCCGTCGAGGCGCATCACCCCGGTTTGCAGGACCGCCCACCCGCCGGCGGCGGCGTAGCCCATGGCCGCGATGCTGGCCAGCAGCGTGGAGTCCATGCTGTCGGGCGCCAGCTCGATGAACGTCTGGTCAGCCCCGCGGCCGAGGAAGCCTTGCAGGTTGGCGTCCCACAGGCCGAAGGCGTACTTCGGATCGCCGCTGCTGCCGATCATGCGGAACTCGGTGAGCGTGTAGCGCCCGGCCTCCAGTTGGATCACGACCCGGCCGGATGCGGCGGCGATCGTGTTCTTGACCTTGGTGTAGAAGTCGGCGCCGGTGCTGCTCAGGGGGACGACGGTGGCGCCGGCCAGCGCCGGGCCGAGCCGATCCGGGCCCAGCCACGCCGCCTCGCTGGAGTAGGACCAGCACGGATTGCTGACCGAGTCCCAGTCCCAGTAGGTGCCGGTGCCGATGACGCGGGAGCGGTCCCGCCACTCCGTCTGGTTGCGAATCCAGAGGTCGCCCATGTCAGGTCGGGTCGACGGTGCCGTGCGGCAGCCACTGGTCGCCGACGATGGCCAGCGGCGGCGCCGTCGTGTAGGTGGCGTCAAGCGACGTGTTCCACAAGACGTAGGCATCGGGCCATGCGGCGACGCTGGGGCGGGTGGTGATCGTCGCCCCCCGGTAGCGCCAGGCGGTGCCCGACCACGTCACCACATGCATGCCGGCATCCATCGCCGCCAGCCGCGCCTTGACCGTGGCGAAGGTGCCCGCGGGGTCGGTGCCCAGTTCGCCCTCGATGGCCTCGACCGCGTCGGACAGGTTGTCTATGACGGAGCTGCCGTTGTAGATGCCGTCATCCATCCGCCGATCCGCCGCCGGGCGGGGCAGGCTGTCGATGCCGGCGGGGTAACTGGTCGCCACGCGAGTCCTCCTAGGCCAGCCCGAGGGCGACGCCCTGGCGCCGCTTCAGGTCGAGCAGTGCGGTCTGCACCCGGCGGGCGATGGTGTCGGCCGAGTCGAGCCCGCCGTGGATGTGAATGTGAACGTCGCCCCCGCCGACCGAGGCCCTGCCGCGGGGCAGCGGCACGACGGCCTCGTCGTAGCGGCCTTCGCCGATGACGGCCAACGTGCCCCCGGGCCGGCGGCGCACGATGCCCCCGGAGGCGAGCGCGTACACCGGGTTGACGTATCGGCCGCCGCGCGAGGCTTGGATATGCAGGTGCGGGCCCGAGGCATTCCCACTTCGGCCCACACGCCCCAAGTACGAGCCTGGGCCGACCGCGCCTGAGGACTTGCCGATGCTGCTGAGGTGGGCGTAGATGAACCGCGTGTTCCCGGACTGCCAGATGACGTGATTCCCGGCCCAGTGCGAGTTCCCCATCCACCGGGCGGCGATGACCCGGCCCGAGCGGGTCGCGTAGACCGGCGTGCCGAAGCCCGCGCTGATGTCCGCGCCGTCGTGCTGCCCCCGGCCGTTGCGGCGATTCCAACTCCAGCGAGGACCCCACTGGCCGAACACTGCGCCGGGGCTCCCCCGGCCCATCGTGGCGGCCATGAGGCCCCCGGGGACGCCGGAGTTCATGCCGCCGGCGTACGCGGGCTTCCCCGGCACCCCGACCTTGACCACGCGGCCATCGGAGGTCACGGTGACCTTGACCTTGAGCTTGACCTCTTCGTCCTTGATGCTGGCCAGCTCGGTCTTCGCGTCGCGGATGGTCTGCTCGAGCTGCTTCTTCTCGGCCTTGAGTTGGGCCTTGCGCTCCTTGGTCAGCTCGGGGTCCTTGAGCTGGCGCTTGACCGCGGCGAGGTCGCGCTCGGCCTGCGTCTTCTCGACCTTGAGCTTGGCCGTCTTGTCGCGCTTGGCCTCCTCGCGCATCGACTTGAGCGAGTCCTCCGCGCCCTCGATCGCGTCCACCGCGCCATCAAGCGCGACCTTGGAGTCGTCGCGGAAGCCCTCGACGGCGGCGGCGGCGGCCTTCATCTCGTCCTGCCACGGCCCGGGGATCTTCGACGCGGCCTTGATGATCCACTCCACCCCGGCCAGGATCGTGTCGAACACGCGGCTGAAGATGGTGATGGCCAGCTTGCCGAAGCCGAGCATGGCCCCGCCGATCGTCGGCAGGAACTCCCCGAACTTGCCCAGCGCCTTGAGCAGCAGCGGCACGACCTTGCCAGCGACGTCCAGCAGCGCGGGGACGACCTTCTCGAAGATCATCTTGGCGAAGACGCCGAGGACCTTGGCGATTTTCTCCAGCCCCGGGCGGGCCTCCTCGAAACCCTCCCGCAGCTTGCCCCAATACTCGACCAGCTTGGGGATGATCTTGGCGGCGGCGTCCTTGATGTAGTCGAAGACGGTCTTGAGCACCGGCCCGAGGCGTTCCATCGACTTGCCGATCTGCGGCCCCACCTTGCCGGCGAAGTCCGACGCGGCGCCGATGGCGTCCTTGATGAACGGCAGCAGGGGGGTGACGATGTTGGCCAGCGCCAGTCCGACGTTGTCCTTCAGCGTGGACATCATGCCGGTGATCGTCTTGGCCTGGGCCTCCATGCCACCGGCGTACTTCTTGCCCATCCCGTCGATAATTCCGGTCATGGCGGTGTCGAGGTCGATCTGACCCTTCCGGGCCGCCTCCTGCGCCTCGGGCACCGTCTTGCCGATCTTGTCGGCGAGCAGCTGCCACGCGGGAATCCCGGCCTCGGTCAGCTGCAGCATCTCCTCGCCGCTGACCTTGCCCTTGGCCTTCATCTGGCCCAGAGCCATCACGACCCTGTCGACCGTTTCGCTGGTCCCGCCGAGGGCGCCGACCGCGTCGCCCACCTTCGTCATGGTGGGGATGACGTCCTTGGCGTTGAATCCGAAGGCCATCATCGTCTGCGCGCTGTCGGCCAGCTCTGGGAACTCGAACGGGGTCTTGGCGGCGAAGTCCGACATCTCCTTGACGAACTTCTGCGACTTCTCGGCCGAGCCGAGCATGGTGGTGAAACCAGCAGCGGACTGCTCGAGGGTTGCCGCCATCGAGAGGCCCTCGCTAGCGACCTTGCCGAAGGCGATCCCAGCCAGTGCGACACCAGACCCGATGGCAGCCTTGCCCATGAGTCCGAGCCCACCGCCGAGCTTCCCGATGCCCCTGTGGGTCTTCTCAATGTCGGTGTGCGTGCTCTGCGCCGCCTTGCCGACGCCCTTGATGCTCGACGACGCTGAGACGTCCTTGCCGATCAGGTTGAACAGCAGGTCCATGCCTCGCACGGGCTAGTCCTCCCGCCTCTCGCGTTCCCAACGGTCGGCGGCATCGGCGAACCGCAGCCACATGGACAGTCGGAGGGTCATGACGTTCCAGGGGGTGATCCCGGGCCAGACGTGCGACACGACGACGATGCGCCGCTCGACGTGCTCCCGGATGCGCAGGCCGTCAAGGACCCGACCTGCGCTTGCCTCTACTCGCTGGTCGCGTCGGGCTCGCCAGCGGGCGAGGTAGGGTCCTCGTCTTCGTCCTCCTCGACCGCGGCGGCGTCGTCGATGATCTCGAACGACCCCATCGGCACCCCGGCGACCGCCTCGGCTACGGTCAGCTCCTCGCCTGCGACGCGGCGGACCATCCACACCATTGCGCGGAACGCCTGCCGCCCGCGGCGAGACTTCATCGGGTTGCGGCCGGGCGTCAGCTCTGTCTCGATCTCGTCGAGGGTGAGCCCGGTCTGCTCCTCGCAGGCGTCGAGGTCCTCGAGTTCGAGGTCGTCGAACGTGGCCAGCGGGTAGCGCTTCTCACCGAGCACGAGCCATTGCGTCATCAGTCAATCCCCCTGTGCAGTTGGTCGAAGGTCCGCAGGAACGCCGCACGCAGGCCTTCCTGGACCTCTGGGTAGTGCTTGGCGATGGTGACGCCGAAGTACGGGCGGCCCTTCTGTTCCACCCATGTCCACGACTGGACGCCCTGCCCGCCGACGGCCTTGCGGAGTCGGTTGCTGACCCGGCGAACGCCGGTATCCCGGGCGAACACCGGATGGCGCCAGGACTCGTAGTTCATCTTCCGGGCGAGCTTGCGCTTCCCGGGCGGCAGGCGTCGGGGGCTGGTCTTGATGCGGATGCCCGCGGACTTCGCCGAGGAGGCGCCGATGCTGACCGACGTGCCCGCGGCCAGCGACCGGCGCACCCCCGTGCGGTACTTGCCCGAGGACGGGATGCGCATGATCTCTGAGCGCACGTCGTCGACGATCGGCCGCCCCGCGTCGCGCATCGCCTTGCGCAGCTGGGCGTACAGCTTCTTGTCGAAGTCGCGGGTTTCCTTGAACAGCCTGTAGAGGTCCTCCGACTCGATGCGCAGCGACTGGCCGTCCCCGGGCGTCTGCACGGCTCAGATGGCCGTGTCCGCGGTGCGCAGCACGACGTACAGCGGGGCGTTCGTGCCGTCGTTCAGCGACTCGAAGCCCCACGAGGTCGTGATGACCTGACCACCCGCGGATGTCGGCATCGGGCCGGTCAGGCGGCAGTCCGGCAGCACGACCTGCATGGTGGCGGTGCCCGTGGACAGCGCCTCGGTCGAGGTCATCGTCAGCACGATCGCCAGCGAGGTGTCCGCCTTGTACGCGGCCCGCATCGTCGCGCTGTCGTGCTCGGTGACGATCGTGCCGGTGATGGCCCGCGTGCCCGCGTAGGGCTTCTGCTTGAGCCCGCCCGCGCCGATGTTGTTGCGCGCCCCGGACAGGCCGTGGTCGACGCGCACGTTGAAGCTGCGCACGTTGCTCACGCCGGTGCCGCCGGTGGCCAGCGCGGTCGTGGTCGGCACGGTGACCGTGCCACCGACGGTCACGCCCGCGATGCCCCAGTGGTAGGGGGTGCCGGTCGCGTAGGAGGGGGTGGCGAACGCGGTGTTGGTCACGTAGTCGCGCAGGTCCCACGACGTCTTCAGCCGGGCGATCTCGCCCTCGGGCAGGTCGATCTCGAACCCGGAGCACATGGCGCCCAGCCAGGTGACCGGGTCGCGGGTGCCCGAGGCGTCGGCGAAGACGAGGCCCTGCTGGATCGTGTAGGAGGACAGGTCGCCGAGGGTGAAGTTCGACTGGTAGGTCGTCCCTGACACGAGGGTGTGCGATGGCGTGCCGCCGGTCACGGCGCCGAGCAGGACGCCGCAGCCCTTGGTCGCCAGCTCGAACTCGGCGTCACCGGAACCGGCGGACGTGGTCCGCGCCCGGGACGCCGCCCGCGGCACACCCGCACCGCCGACCCGCAGCGCCTGCGTGTTGATGACGGCATGCTCGTAGTTGAACGACGGGTCCGGCAGGATCGGGTAGAAGCGGTCCACGGTCACGCCGGTGCCGTAGGTGCTGGACCCCTCGACCTTCATGCCGAAGCTGATGTCAGTCTGTGCGGCCATGTCAGGCCTCCTTCACCTTCGCGGCGGGCGCGGACGCCCAGTTGACGGGCTGCGCGAGCAGCGCCTCGGCGAGTGCGTCGTCGACCTCGACGACCTCCCCCGCTGCGACGATCCGGCGCAGGTCGGGCACGTCGAGGTCGCCCAGCGGGCTGACATTCTTGATGCGGGGCACGGACGGCTCCTTTTTTCAGGGGGCGGGCGGGGTGGGTTCGTTGCGGGCTTCGGCGCGGACCACCGCGCTGATCTCGGCGATCCGGCCGGCGGCCATCAGGTCCGGGTCGTCGGCCTCGGCGAGGTCGTAGGACTCCAGCTGCGCCCAGCGGACGGTGCCGCTGAGGGTGGGGTCGGACATGAGCGCGTCCTCGGCCAGCCCGAGCAGGGCGAACGCCCGGTCGGACGCGGCCTCCTGCTGGTCCCCGCCGCGGTAGCAGGAGATGACCACGGTGAGCCGCAGCGTCTCGTCGCGGGGGCGGGGGCCGGCCCGCATCGGGCCGGGGGCCTGCTCGCAAGACACCCCCATCACGGCGACGAGGTCCTCGACGACCGTCAGCCCGGGGTGGCCGTAGGTGACCTGCACCGACTCGGCGGCGAGCGCGGTGCGGAGCATGGCGACGAGGGCCGCCTTGGCGGCCGGTGCTGCGCTGGGCATGTCAGGCGAGCCCCGGCACCCGGCCGGCCCGGTGCGGCTTGCACAGCTCCAGCACGGCGTTCGGCACGGCGAACCCGCTTGGGGTGGTGACCATGCCCGGATCGGCCAGCGAGCCGAGCATCGGGCGGCCGGACTGCTGCCGGCCGTACAAGTGCCGGACGAGGTCGCGCGCAGCCTCGAGCACCGACGCGGGCGTGATCGTCCGGCCCACGGTGTACTCGACGACCACGTTGGCGATCCCGCTGCCGGACCAGGCCATCGACCCGATCGAGGTGCCCCGGTGGAGCATCCCGTGCTCGTCGAGGGCGTAGTCGACCAGCGGGTCGAGGGTGACCCCGTCCTCGGTGACCTCAGTGATGCCGGTGGCCATGCGGGTCAGCGGCAGGGCGTAGCGCCAGCGCCCGGAGAAGGTGTCCGTGACCGTGTCGCCCGCGACGGGGCCGACGATGTCCTCGATGACCTCCGTGGCCGCCGCGACCACGTTGCGCACCTCGTCGTCGTTGGCCACCTGACCCGCGGGCAGGTTCAGCGCCGCGCGGGCCTCGCCGAGCGGGATGATCAGCCGGGAGTAGTCCCCGACGATGGCGAGGTCGGTGTACGGCAGGCCGCCGGCATTCAGGCCGGACCCGGACCAGCGGCACAGCCACCGGCCGACCGCGCTCGCGGTGTACGTCGCCGAATAGGTGCCGGTCGCGGTCTTCGTGACCACGGCCGAGGTGGTCGTCCCGTCCGGCTTGGTCACCGTGGCCGTCGGGCCGGTGCCGACGTCGCCGAGCGCCCCCGCGGAGTCGTAGGTCTTCAGGCCCCACGTGATCGTCTGTCCGACCTCGAAGGTGGGCACTGGGGACCTCCTCAGGTGGCGTGCGCGGTGCTGCCCGCGGGCGTGTGGACGCCCGAGCGCGGCGGGTGCGTGTGCTGCGTGGCAGTCGCCACGGCCGGGGTGAACGCCCCGGCGCGGCCGGTGGCGACGATCACCACGGAGTGCCCGGCGATGCTGACCGTGGCCAGGATTGCCGCGGGGGCGATGGTCGACCCGACCGCCACCGCGACCTCGGCGACCACGGCGCCGACCTGGATGGCGACCGCGGACACGGTCGCCCCGGTCCCGGCCGCGAGGCTGGGCGTCGGCACCGTCGCCGTCGCGGTGACCACGGCGGGGGTGACGGTGGCGCTCGACCCGCCCGCCACGCTGGGGGCCGGGATGACCACCGCGCCGGTGACGGCGGTGGCGGTGATGCTGGCGGACGCCTGCGCGGCCACGGTCGGCGTGGGGATGGCCGCGGTGGCGGTGACGGCGGCGGCGGTGATGCTCGCCGACCCGCCCGCCGACACGCTCGGCAGAGGGACCGCGGCGGTGGCTGCGACCGTCGACGGGGTGACCGTGGCGCCCCCGCTGGGGGTGGGCGCCGGGACAGCCGCCGTGGCCAGGACCGCCGAGGCCGTGATGCTGGCCGAGGTGCCGGCGGTGACCGTCGGGGCGGGTAGTGCCGCCGACCCGACGACCGCCGTCGCGGACACGGTCGCTGAGGTGCCGGCGGTGATCGTGGGCGTCGGGACGCTGGCGGCCACGTCGATGATCGACGGGGTGACGGTGGCGGACTGCTCGGCCGTGACGGTCGGCGCCGGGACCGTGGTGGTCGCGAGGACCGCCGTGGCGGTGACCGTGGCCGAGCCGCCCGCCGACACGCTGGGCAGCGGCACGGTGGCGGCGCCGGCCACCGCGGTCGGGGTGACCGTGGATGCGACCTCGGCCGTCCAGTCGCCGGGGATCGTGGCCGTGGCCTGCACCGCGGTGGCCGTGACGGTGGCGGGCAGGCCTGGGCGGGGCACCGTGACCGAAGCGGCGATCGCCGTGGCGGGCACGGTCGCGCCAGCCTCGTTGACCCCGGGCAGCGGGATCGTCGTGGTGGCCAGGACCGCGGTGGCGGTGATGCTGGCCCCGGTCGGCGGGGGCGCGAGGTAGGCGTCCAGCGAGGACGGCCCCGGGATCGTCGTGGTGGCCAGGACCGCGGTGGCGGTGATGCTGGCGTTGGCCTCGGTGGTGACCGTGGGCGCGGGCACCGTGGCCACGCCGAGCACGGCGGTGGCGGGCACGTCGGCCGACCCGCCCGCCGACACACTCGGCAGGGGGACGCTCGCGGCGACCTGCACCGCGATGGCGGTGACCTCGGCAGTCTGCTCGGCCGACACGGTCGGCGCGGGCACGCTCGAGACCGCTGCGACCGTCGACGGGGTGACCGTGGCACCTGCGGCCGGGGTCGCCGCGGGCACGCTCGCCGAGGCCAGGACCGCGGTGGCGGTGACCCCAGCGCCCCCGGACGGGGTCGCCGTCGGGACGGTCGCCACGCCGAGCACGGCGGTGGCCGTGACACCCGCGCCCGCGGACACGGTCGGCGCGGGCACAGCCGCCGAGCACTGCACCGCGGTCGCGGTGATGCTGGCGTCGGGGGAGGCGGCAGGTGCGCCCCCGATGTAGGCGTGCAGCGTCCCCGGGCCCGGGATGGTCGCCGAGGCTTGCACCGCCGCCGGGGTGACGATCGTCGCGTTGACCTCAGGCAGCGGCACACTCGCCGAGCCCGTGACGGCTGTGGCCGTGACGGTGGCGTTGACGACCGCGGTGTAGTCGACCGTGACATTCGCCCAGCCGAAGTACTGCACCGAGGACGTGGTGCCGGCCTTCTTCGCGATGAAGCGGATCTTGAAGTCAGCTGAGCGGACCTGCGCCAAGGTGACCCCGGTCAGGGTCACGTCCTCGTTGCCGGCGCTGGTGCGCTCGGTCAGCGTCGTCGCGGTGCCGATCGCCGTGGCACCGTCGAACGCTTGGACGGTGGGGTTGTTCCACCGCGCCGCGTTCGCGACGTACTGGCTGACGTTCACGACCACCGAGGTGAGCGTGTCCCCGGAGCCGACCACATCCCCGAACGCGAACCCGGTCACGTCGACGACATGGTCACCGGCCGTCGTCGTGGTCAGCGTCGCGTAGGTGGTGCCGGACCCGTCATATCCGCTGGCGGTGTTCGCCCACGACCCGCCGCTGACCGTGGTCCAGCCGGAGCCGTCGTTCGTGGTGGTCGCCACCGACAGCCTCCTAGGTCCAGATCCCCTGCTTGGAGGCCCCGCCCATCACGATCTCGGCGCCGCGGGTGGAGTAGGTCTGCACCGTGGAGGTGCCGGCCACCGCGGTGGCGGGGACGGTGGCGCCGGTGCCGCTGGCACCCGCCACCACCATGACGGCGCCAGTCCAGTCGCCGCCAGACTCGGTGCCCACCCCGTACGACCTAGACCCGGAGTCCTGAGACGACCATGAGCGGGCTGCGACCGTGTAGTAGCCCGAGTCCTGCGTCGACTCGTGGTCCGTGGCGTTCGTCGACGGCTCGCTGCCAGACACGGTGCCCGCATCCCAGTCGCCCGCCAGATAGAACACGTTGGACCCGCTCGAGCCCACGCTGACGGTGACCCGACCGTCTGCGTCGCCGCCGGCCATCGCTGTCAGCGCGGGGGTGCCGGACCACTCGCCGTCTGGGATCAGCCAGCCGGCGACATACATGTGCCCGGCGCCGTCGGTGCTGCTGCGCACGTTGACGCGCACCGTGACGCTGCCAGTGCTGGACACCTCTGCCCAGCCCATCACCCAGTCACAGTCGCTGCCCGACGATGCGGAGTAGGACGAGGTCCACGATGACGTGCTGCCCGACGTGGTCGCGACGGCCGGGGTGTTCTCGATGGCCGAGACGAGGTCCATGCTCACCCCACCAGCGACCAGCAGGTCACCTGCTGCGGCGTCGGCGAACGTGATCGTCCGGTAGTACCTGGGCGGCTCACTGCCCGTGCCGGTGACTGACGTGTCCTGATAGGTAATCGCCACGGCTCACTCCGTCACCAGATCGCCGCGGGCCTGCGGCTGGCCTGCGTCGTAAATGTAGTTGTCCGACCATGTCGCCCAGCCGGGGCCGCCGCTCACGTAGTGGGTGCCGTAGTAGTTGTTGTTGCTGTTGTCCGGCAGGAATCTGTTATCCACGAAGGACATGTGGTCGCCGTACTGGTACGTGTTCGTCTCCAGCGCGCAGAGGAACCCGCCACCTGTGAGCAGGTTTCCCTCGAAGGTGACGTTGTCGATGAATCCGGCGTACGCCTGGAGGAACACCGCGCCGGAGGCGTTGACCGTCCCGCAGTCCCACCAGTTGTTGCGGATGGTGGCCGTCCGCGTGGGGTTCGTGCTGGTCTTGAACTCGCGCACAGTGAAGGCGTCGATGTGATTCCCGGACCCGCTGGGATCTCCATAGGGGGTCATGTCCGTCGCCAGATTGTGCTCGACCAGCACGCTGTCCTGCATGCCAGTGCCGAAGATGGCGACGCCGGAGCCGAAGCCGTGGATGTAGTTCCGCAGCACGTTGGCCTCACCCAGAATGCAGCAGGTGAAGGCCATGTCATAGGCACTGACCAACGAGCCGTCGAACTCGCAATCGCGGATCGTCACCCCGCCGTCCCAGCACGGGATAAGCGGCGATCCCCGGTGCACGTAGGTGGGGCGGATCAGGCACTGGTCGAGGGTGATGTTGCCACCCTGCGAGTAGCAGTCCAGCGGACTCGAGATGATCTTCCGGGTGATCGTGGTCCCCGCCGCCGGGGTGGTCGACCCCGTGTAGGAGGTGAGGTCCGACTCTGTCAGCCCCACACCCGCAAGCCCGATGTTGGATGGTGTCAGCTGCCAGCCCATGAGGGTCCCGCCCCCGCCCCCGCCGGCGGTGAGGTGCACGCTGACGCTGCCCACGATCGCCCTCCCTGACACGGGTCGTGCGGCGATCGCCGCGTGGCGGACCTTCGGACGGCGGGCCACCGGCCTACGCTGGCGTCAGGTCGATGGCGAAGATGCAGTCGGGGCTGGAGCTGAACGAGATTGCGAATGTGCCGTTCGACGTGGTGTAGGGGGTCACGAAGTCGATAAGGCAGATCGCATCCTTGGTCGCGCCGTCCCAGTAGATGAGCCCACCCATCGCGCTCGTCAGCGTGGTCGAGGCGACGCTCACGTTGTCGGCATCCCACAGCAGTGAGCCCGAGGACACGCTGAACGCGGTGTTTTGGAGGGCCACCCCACCGGACGGCCACTCGCTGCCAGACGAGTCAACGACCTCGTTGGCGTTGTACGGCGCGGACCCGTAGACGGTGTCCGTGTCGAAGTTGGGGGTGATCGAGTCGGAGAACAAGGCGATCTTGATGCCGCTGGTCGTCGTGACCATGTCGAGGGCGATGTCGTTGCCGAGCGCCTTGGAGATCGTCGTGTAGTAGAGGCCGGAGGCGGTGATGGCCATGGGGCTATCCCTTCGGGGTGAGTCCGGCCTTGGCCTGGACTGGGGTGGCGTTGATGTGCACGTCCTGCCGGTCACCCCGCGCGTGCTGGGTGACCGTGTTGCCGAGTTCGTCCGTCGTGGCCTTGACCCGGCCGGTCGACTCGGACACCCACTCCCGCACGCGAGGCTTGGACGGGAGCGGGCCGTTGATGAAGCCGATGCTGCGCATGGCCTCGAGCTTCTCGGGGGTGATCTTGGGCATTCACGGCCTCCGGCGGGCACGACGGGGCGCGGGGTCCTCGGCGGTGCGCTGCGGCCCCTCCTGCGGGGCCGCGACGTGACCCAGCGCGGCCAGCTCGGCGTCGATCGCGGCCAGCCGGACGACCAGCCGAGCCCTGCCCTCATCGGACAGGGTCGGCACGGCCAGCTGCCGGGCGACGCCGGCCCGCTCACGCTGGTAGGCAGCCATCTCGGCAGCCGAGTCGGCAACGGCGCGCATCAGGACGCGATGACCAGCGGGACGGTCGCCACCGCGGTGGGGGTGGCGATGGTGGCCGGGGCCGAGGCGACCAGCGACGACCCGGAGGTCTGCGCCAGCACCTTGAACCCGAGCGTGCCGATGTTCGCGGCCACGTTCGCGTGATGCAGGGCGGTGCCCACCAGGGTCGGCGGGGTGCTCGCCTTGACCATGATGGCGGCGTAGTAGACGGCGGCCGCGGTGACGAGGTGCGGGGCGGACAGCGCGAGGGTCTTCGCCGTGTTGGCGCCCCACGCCGCCGACTCCTGATCGGCGCTCTGCGCGATGAGCGCACCCGCCGGGGAGTACAGCGCGAACCACCAGTTCGTGGGGGTGTTCGCCGCCGTGGTGGCGGACATGAACGTCAGGCTCGTGACGAGGTCGCCCGCATTCAGCGGCAGCGCCACGGACAGCATCACCTGCGTGGTGAGCGCGGACAGGTTGCCGCCGCACTGCGAGCGGTCGAGGTTGGAGACCAGCGTGGTGTTGACGGGCGACCCCTCGAGGAGGTGCCGCTCGTTGATCCACGGGCCGTTCTGTCGAGTCATGCTGGCGACCTCCCGGTCGTGTCGTGGGGGTGGGACGCCGCAGCCCCCCGGGGTCGCCGGGGGGCTGCGGGTCGTCAGGCGATCAGGAGATCGTCTTGCCGAACGCGGTCGGGGCGGCCAGGCCGGAACCGCTGATGACGCCGTGCGCGGCCGGGTAGCGACCGGCGGTGAACGCCGAGTAGCCGTACACGACGAGCTTGGTCATCAGGTTGCCGGCGCCCGGCTGCTCGGCGCGGATGAAGAGCGGTGCGCCCGGGTCCTCCCAGAGGAACAGCTCGTTGGCGTTCACGGCGAGGATGACGTCCTGCGTGCTCGACACGTTGGTCGGCACGTTGGCGTCCACGATGACCGGCAGGCCGGCGATGTCGCCGCGCACCCCGGCGCCGTAGGGGCTGCCGACCTCGCGGTCGCCCCACTGCGGCGGGTACTGCGTGCCCTGCCCGATCAGGGCGGTGTCGGTGCCCACCGCAGCGCAGAACCACATCCACCGGCGGGGGTGCATGACGAAGTGCGTGGGCACCTTGTAGACGGCGGTCTCGATGGTGGACTGGATCTCGTACAGCGAGCCCAGCGCCTCGGCCGGGGTCGGCGACGAGTCGGTCAGGGTGGCGGTGGAGATCGAGCCGGTGGACCGGATGCCCAGGTGGGTGCCCGAGTTGCCGTCCGCGTTGATGATCTGGCTGTCGAGCGTGGTGTGGTACGCCGCGACGAGGTCCGACACGATGACGCCCTCGGCGCCGACCGACCGGGCGAGCGCCTGGAAGGAGACGTCCTGCTGGCCGGCGATGGTGCGCACGTTCACAACCAGCTCGGTGTCGTCGAAGTTGGTCTCGGACACACCCGCGGCCTCGGTCGCCTGGATGGCGGCGGAGGTGCCGGTGGTGGCGCGGGAGATCGTCACGGTCATGCCGTCGGCGGGGAGGTCCAGCTTGCGGCAGTTGTCGGCCAGCGGCCGGCCGGCGCGGGCCAGCGGGGCGAACTGGTCGATGAGGTACTGCGGCACGGTCAGCCCGGCGAACGCGCCGGTGCCGATGTCGCGGGAGAAGTACTTGGCGCGCTCGACGCGCTCCTCCATCGCGTGCCGGGCGAGCCGGGCCTGCGCCGAGTAGTCGCCCAGCTGGGCGGCGGCGAAGTCGACGATGAACGAGCGGCCCTCGGTGCGGGCGGCGTCGGGGGTGTAGGTGCGCGGCTCGGCGCCCACGCGGGCTACCTCGTCGTAGGCGGGGGCGTTCACGTGTGCCTCCTGGGCGTTGGCCCGCATGCGGGCGTCCTCGGTGAGCTTGGCCACGGCGGCGCGCAGCTCGGACAGTTCGTTGGTGGGCTCGACGACCTCGGCCGCGAGCACCTCAGCGGGGGCGGTGTCACTCATGGGAGTGGCGTCCTCTCGTTCGGTGGGAAGGGGCTCGGCAGGCAGGTCGTCGCCCAGTGCCACGGTGGCAGCGGAGGACTCGTCGCGCGCCTGGATACCCGCGGCGGCGTCCTGCCGGGCGGGAGACTCTGCGGCGGCCTCCTCGAGGCCAGCCGACGTGAAGGGATTCGCGCCGTAGCCGACGATGGCCACGTCGCCGCGGTGGATGGTGGCCTTGGTCACGCGGTACTGCGTGAAGTCGGGCGACCACTCGCCCGCGTCGAGGCGGAAGGCGAAGGACATCTCGTCGATCCACTTGGCGCGCATCTTGGGCACGATGTAGGCGGTGTCGAAGTCGGCCATGTTGAGGTCCGAGTCGACCGTCAGGCCGTCGGGGCCGCGGTACAGCCGGACGTCCCCGGCCGTGGTCCGACCGATCCTGCGGATTTGGTCGTGCCCGATGACGAGCGGCACGTCGAGGTCCGCGCGGGCGAGGTCCTCGTCGAAGGCGTCCTCGGCGATCACCTCGGTGTAGGGGCCGAAGACGTCCCAGACCTCGTACCCGCGTTCGGTGACCGAGGCCACGCCGTGGAAGATCGGCTTGCCCTCGGTGGCAGAGTCGCGCACCTCCAGTCGCGCGGGCCCGACCACCGCCCAGCGGTGTCCGTCAGGCTCGACCGACCGACACTCGGTCAGTCGGACGGGGTCGCCCTGCGGATGCTCGGCGGCGCGTCGGTGGCGGGGGCGGTCGGCGCGCTGCGCCATCGCCTCGGCCCGCCGCAGCGCGGCAGCCTCATGCGGGCTGGTCATCAGTGGAGTCCTCTCCATCGGCGGGGGTGCCCTTGCGGGCGGACTTCAGCGCGAGGTACTGCTCCCACTGCTCCGGCGTCAGCGGCGGCCGGTTCTCCAACTCGCGCGCCTCATCGATCGTCAGGAACCCGGCGTCCGCCTGCTTGGCCATCAGGTCCGTGCGGCCCATCGGGTCCAGTCGCAGCAGCGCGTCCGTGTTGAACTTCGCGAACCGCGGCTGCGGCAGCGCGTTCGCCGACAGGGTCAGTTCCCGGCGGGTGATCGCCGGGGCCAGGTGCCGCACGAGGAGCTGCAGGTTGTCCGCGGTGACGTTGGCGTAGGACAGAGAGGCGTGCCCGTTCGGGGAGCCGTCGATCGCGGTCGCCGGCACGTCGAACCAGCGGGCCACGTCGGTGATGCCGTAGGTCATCTGCTCGAGGAACTGCGCCGTGCTCGCGTCGACCGCATTCGGGGTGTACTCCCACTCCGAGCCGGTCGCGAACAGGTCCCGCCCGGCCACCGCGGCCTTGAACCGGGCCTTCACGGCGTCGAGCAGCTTGGGGTCCAGCTCCGCGGCCTGCGTGTGCCGCAGCGTCCCGGACGGGTGCGCCCCGTTGCTGAACCAGTCCAAGGCGAACTGCTGCGCGGACAGGTAGGTGCCGGTCGACCAGGCGGCGTGCGCGATCGGGGACAGCCCCAGCGGCACACCCGCGGCGAGGTACTGCCGCTCATGCCACACGTCGACCGGGTCGTAGGCACGCCCCCCGTGGCGGACCTCGGTCACCAGCATGCCGGCCCCGCGGACCGTCACATCCGCGGCCGACCACAGCTCGACCTGCACCGGCCACCCGTTCTGGCGGGCGACGATGCGCCCGAAGGCGTTGCCGTAGCGGTCGAGGTCGGCCTGCGTGGCGTAGACCCATTCGTGCCACAGCATCCCGGCCGCGGGGCGGGTGAACAGGGGCGTGAGCGGCGCGGGCTTCTGGACCTGCGCCCCGAGCGTGCCGGTCTTGGTGAAGCCATCCACGGGGAGGGTGGAGATCAGGTTGGCGCGCAGCCGGATCGCGGCCCACACCCCCGAATGCCGCATCGACTGCGACGGGGTCGCCGGCACGCCGGTCAACCCGGCCGCGCCGCGCACGTCCACCTCGGCGGCGGCCAGCAGCGCGGACAGGTTCGCCGCCCGCGTCTGCGTCGGCGCCGAGCGTCCGAACAGGGCGCCCATCAGGGACGCCGCCCGTCAATGCCGGCCAGCAGCAGCGCCACGCCGAGCGCGGCCACACCAGCGGCCAGCCCGAACGCCAGGAACGCGGCCACCGCCAGCAGCAGCAGCCCGACCGAGCCGAGGATGGTCCACACCATCAGGGGGGTCCTCCTCTATCCGAACGTGCGCAACAGGGCCTCGGTGGAGCGGTCCACGTTGGGGACCTCGAGCACGCCCCACACGGCCAATGTGGAGGCCACCAGCGGCGTGATGTCCGCCCCCGGCGACTTGCGGTCCCACGCCCACGCATCCGACAGCGACCGGCGCCGCGCGCCGATCAGTGCCGAGACGAGCGCGGGCTGGTCGCCGCGGTGGCGCAGGCCCCCGGCCTTCACCACGTCGAAGAACCGGCCGCACGCGGCGGCCATGTCCCGGGGGCGCAGCAGGACCGGATCGATGCCCGCACGGCCCAAATCCCCCAGCAGCGACCCGGCAGCCGACCCCGGGTCCACGACCAGCCCCGCCGGCCGCCACAGGGCGACCCGCTCGACCAGCCACGGCACGACCAGCCCGACGTCGTCGAACTGCTCGGCGACCTCCACGTACACCCGGCCATCCGGGCGCCGCGACGCAGCCGCCACCGACGCCGACGAGCGGTCGGGGGCCACGTCCAGCGCCAGCATCGCCGGGTCCGCGATCGTCGCCGACGGGTCGGCCAGCGCCGCCCACTGCCCCAGGTCGATCACGCTGCCGGCGCCCTTGTCGCGCCACTGGTTCAGGTAGGCGCGGCGGAACTCGTCCTCGTTGCCCTCCGCGCGCATCGACGCCAGCTCGGCGCGCACCATGCGCTCCGACTGCGTGATGCCCAGCGCCGGCATGGTCGCCTGCCACGTGCGCGGGTCGTCGATGTCCTCGTCGTCGTCGGCCGACCACTCGAAGAATGCGACCCCGCCGTCGGTGTCGCCGTAGTTCGCACGGCCCGCCTCCACCTTGGAGCGCAGGTAGGTCGACTGGGGGCCGCCGGCCGTGGACACGATCCACAGCTGCGCATCCGGGCGGGTCGCCATCGCCGGGCTGAACGCCTGCTCGAGGCGGGCATCCACCTGGCTGAACGCCTCATCGATCAGGCCGAGGTCCAGCGTCGACCCGTGGCCGGACTTCTCGGTGTTCGCCGCGAGCACGTGCCGCGACCCGTTGTGCCACAGGATCGCCTCGTGCCCGGTCGACAAGCGCGGGCGGAACAGCGGGCGGAACGGGGAACGCTTGAGGATCGGCAGCTGGTCGTCGGTGAGCTTGGTGCGGGCGTCCTTGCCGGTCTGCGCGGCGTAGGCCATCACCTGCGGGGTTCCCCACGCCAGCGCCCGGTGCACGAACAGCGCCAGTTGCAGCGTGGTCTTCCCCGATTGGCGGGGGACCGTGAGCACGACGCGGCGGTATGCGGGATGCCCGTCGGGGTCCAGCTCCAGCGCGACGTCGAGCACGCGGCGCTGCCACGGCATCATCGGCCGGCCGATCAGCCGCGCCCCGACCTCCGCCGCCCGGGGGCCGAGCGTCGAGCGGCTAGTCCGCGGCGTCCCGTATCGGGGTGGACAGCCCAGCGAGGAAGCGGTCGAGATCGTCATGATCCTCCTCGACCGGGCGCAGCGACTCCATCGTGGCGCGCAGCTCGCGGGCCACAGCGGCGACCGCCAGCCCGGCGCCTTCGTCGAGGGTGCGGGCCAGGACGAGGGCGGACTCGGCGAGCCCCCCGGTCACGTCCCAGGACTTGAGGTCGGCCCGGGTGCTGCGCTCGACGGGACCCACGCGGCGGCGTGGTGGCATGGCTGCCCCCCCTTGGGGTCTCGACGGAAAACGGGCGCGGGCGCGGTCGCCAACGGCTCGAACGTGAAAAAGGTGAGGCTTACCTCACCAGACGCGGGAGCCGCCGACGGTGCGGCGCTGCTCGTTCCTCGCGCGGTTGATCGCGGCGGTGGCGCGCTGCCCCTGCCTCGCCTGGCATCTACGGTGGGCGATGCCGGCCCAGGTGGTGGGGCTGGCGACCATGTCGACGGCCTGCCGCCAGTCGCGTGCTGCGGCGACGATGGCGCGCACTGGGGGCTGGTGTTCGATGGTGGGGCCGGGGCCGATGGTGCCGGGGAGGCTGGTGTCGACGAGGTGCCCGCACAGCACGCACGCCACGGGTTGGCCTCGCAGTGATGCGATGTAGGCGCGGGCTGCGTCCTTGTAGCGTCGGTGTGCGCGTGGGTCTCGCATGCGCCCCCCTGCACACGACGATGCCCGCCGGGCGGGCGAGCGCTGGCGGGCATCGAGCTGGGCGTCCTGCCTAGGTGCGCCCCGTGCTGCGCAGTTGCGAGTGGCGTAGCGCACTGTCGTGCTGTGAACCGCGGGCATGCCGCGGCTCAGGGGGGATCATCGCACGGGTGTTGGTCAGTCGCAAGCATCCTCGTCTTCGGCGTGTCGCTCGTCCTCGTTGGGGTCCCACATGTCGGGGGGTGGGTTGCCTGCCGCGTTCCACGCCTGCGCCGAGCCCATCGGCCACCCGGTCATGCGTCGAACTCCCCGGACTTGCCCTTGCGAGCCGGGCCGAGTGCCCCGACGTCGCGGGCGAGCGCGACCCATCTGGCTGCCGTGCGAGGCTGGACATCGGCGCGCTGGGCGATGGTGGCGCACGGGTGGCGGTCGCCTTTCCGCACGGCGTCGCGGTACGCCTCGGCGACCTCTTCGAGGAACTGGCGATTCCCGGTGATCTGCGTCGGTCGCTTCATGGCGTCGTCTCCATCCGTAGCAGCGCGTCCAGCTCCGACCGTGGCACGACGGTGCGTCTGCCGATCTTCACCGCACTGACCTTGCCCTCCTTGATGAGCGTGTACAGCGTCGTCCTACCGATGCCCAAGTAGCGTGCGGCGTCCTCCGGTGAGTAGGCGCCTGCGGGGGCGGGTTGGGCCGGCCTGGGCGCAGGCTCCGGGCGCTGTGCTGCGCGCTTCTCGCGGGCGTACTCCCGTTGCCACTGCGCGGCTTGGCAGTGCCTCGAGCAGTAGGTGCGCAGGGGGCTGCTGGAGTGGAATGCGCGTCGACAGTTGTCGTTGTTGCAGAAGCGCTGCTCGGCGAGTCTGGCTTCCCTGGCCTTGTCGATCAGTTCCGGGGCGAGCCTTCGGAGCACTTGCAGGGCTTCGGACACCTCGGCCCATTCTTCAGGGCTCATCGCGCGGTCAATGGCGCTCATGCTGTCGTCTCCATCCGTAGCGAGTTGATGTCGTACTGCCTGCATTCCCCCATCCCCCGCACCCGCAGTCGCCCGTCGCGGACGAGAGGGCCGAGGTGCCCGACGTCGCAGCGCAGGGCACGGGCTGCGGCCTCGGCGTCAAGCCAACACGGCTTGCCCTCGGCGCGGGCGACGTACAGCAGGTGTTCGGTGGTGCGTGCGACTCCGCAGCGCTTGCAGCGTAGGACGGCGTCGCGTCCGTCGTGCTCGACGCGTAGCCGGTTGCCGCATCCGTCGGTGGGGCAGGCGACGGACCACGCGGGTGGGTCGCTCTCACGTAGGGCGGCCTTGGCGGCGGCGTGCATGCGGCGCACGTCGGCCACGAATTCATCGGCGGCGGGGTGCAGCTCGGCGGCCCGTGGCCACCAGGCGCGCAGGAACGTGACGACGCCGACGAGGGTGCTCATGCCGCGCGCCGCGCGCCGCGCGGTGGCGGGGCCGTAGGGCGACAGGTGCAGGTAGGTGCGCCAGTCCTGCTCCCAGCCCTCGAGCCCGGTCCACGGGGGGTCGGTGGTGTCCTCGTCGGTCATGAGGAGCCACTCGCCGAGGGCGAGGTCGAGGGCGGCGATGTCGAGGGGTGGTCGGCTGCCGGGGACGGTGCGCAGGTGGGTGCCGGCGGTGCCTGGTGCGAGGCGGGTGTGGGCGCGGGCGTGGAGGTCGACGAGGTCGGCGAGGAGCTGGTCGGTGGTGGTGATGTGGTGGGCGCAGATGCCCCACTGCTCGAGGGGGGTGGGGCAGTGGGGGACGATGCATCGGGGGCGGGGGGTGTCGTCTGTCATGGGACCTCCCATCGGGTAGCGGCGCCCTCCTGGCCCTCGTAGCGCTCGTCGAGTTGGCGCATCCGCTCGATGGCGCGGTTGGCCTTGCGAACCGCTCGCGCATGGCTGCGGGTCCAGCCCCAGTGGTGGGCGTGCAAGTGGGCCCGGCCGGCCTCCCAGCGGTAGCCGCGCCGCGTGGGGGTGACCTTGCCCCAGTAGCCGCCGGGGTAGGCCGATGGTGGCACCGGGGTGGTCTGGTCGGTCATGGTGCCTCCTCGCATCGGAGCCTTGTCCTCGATGGCCTGCGCGATCTCCTCGGCACCCACGCGGAGCGCCTCGGTGGCCGCGATCCCCGCGTTTCGAACGGCCACCTCTGACCACCTCGCAGCCTCGTCGGCGCGGATGCGGGCGATGAGGTCGCAGCCCGGGCAGTATCTGGCTGCGCGGTAGGCGGGAGTCTCCTGCCACTGGCACGCGGGGTCGTGGGCGGTCATGGCTCGATCCCCAGCACTTGGCGGACCAGCACGCGCGCTTCATCCTGCTGTCGTCTGTGGAGCGCATCCAATATCGCGTGTTGCTCGGCGAGATAGGCGGACTGCTGCGGGCAGTCGTCGTGAGAGCACCCCAGCAGAATCTTGCCGTGCTCGCACCGCGGCGGCTCCCATGCCTCGATTGCTGCTTGGGGGTCGTGGGCGGTCATGGTGCCTCCTCGCATCGGTGGGTGTTGGCCCAGGTCTGGGCGTGCAGCTCGAGGGTGTAGGTGGCGAAGTCGCCGCATCGGGCGCAGCGGACGATCCACACGAAGCGGCTCATCGGGGGGCCCGCGCGTTACTGAGTTCAGGGCCGGTGGGGGAGGAGGTATCTATATGGTCTGGTCTGGTCTGGTCTGGCATCACGACCCCCCATTGGGGGTCCCAATGGGTAACCCATTGGGTGTCCCATCCGAACAGTCGGGGTCTGCGCAGGGTTGGTCGTGCCACCGCTGACAGGCGAAGTGCCTGCCCCGCGCTGCCCGGTCGCGGTAGTCCTGCTCGGACTTGTTCCACTTCAGGTAGGCCGGGATCCAGTACCGTCCGGCCGCCCCCCGGGCCTCCTCGACGAGCCCGGCGTCCAGCAGGACCTGGAGGCGCGTCTTCCACTGGGGCACGCCGAGGCCAGCGACCTGACGGGCTGTGATCCACCCGTCCGAGCGCAGGGTGCGGCATTCCAGCGTCATGGCCAGGTACAGCCACGCCGCCCGCTCCCCGACCTCGAGGATGTCCGCGTCGCGGTGGAACGACGCCGAGAGCACCACGTACGGGCCGTTCGGCCGCTTCACCACGCCTCCTGCTGCTGTGCTGCGATGAGGGTGGCCATGCAGTGCTCGCGCTCGTCCTCGCCCATCCCCGGGGTGCGGTGCAGCTCGCGGATGAGCGCCCAGCGGTCCCGCACCCACTGCTCCGGCAGGGTGGCGCGGGTGGCGCAGTCCGGGTCACCGCAGCCGCACCGGCGGGCGTTGGAGGGGATGCGTGGGGCGGTCGCCCCGATCTCCGCCAGCCTGCCGATGGCGATCTTGCTGGGGAACAGGACGCCGTCGTAGGAGCGCATGGCGACCGCGGTGGCGATGCGGCGGGGGCTCCAGCCGTTGCCGTAGGCCACCCGTGCTGCGTCGAGGAGCTTGGGGTCCTGCGGGGTGGTGCGCAGGTGGTCCGGCAGGGCGTCGAGGTAGTCGGCCAGCCATCGCCGCTTCCGGTCGCTGTCGTCGTTCACTGCGCCTCCTCGATGGCCCACGGGAACGCCTCGTGCAGCCACCACTCCCGCCAGCACCGCCGGCACAGGTGCCTGGTCCGGCCGAGCACGGCATCCACGTACGGCCCGGGCCGGCCGCAGGCGCACAGCCGCACGATCGGCGGCCGGTGCGGGTATCGCCTCGGTGCGAGCACGTCATCCCCTCCCGTCCTTGGCGCCATGTCACACCACGCCGGGCGGGGGGTACAGCGCCCATCCACAGGGCGTTATCCACAGGCTCACGGCTCGCCTGCCTCGCGCTTGAGCCGGTCGATGATGTCGGACACCTGCGCCTGCGAGAGGTCGTCCGTGTGCCACTCCCCGCCGACCTCGGGCAGCACCGCGGCCACCCACGCGCGGATCTCCGAGGCCGGCATGCCGGTGTCGTTGAGCAGCTTCCACATGAGCTTGACGCTCTTCTCCGACGCGCCCTTGCGACTGGAGGGCGTGCCCGGGTCCGTGCGGCCCGCGTACGGGATGGGGGCGGGCGACTGCCAGGGGTCGTTCGCCGGGTCGTCGGGGTGGCCCTGCGCGCGCTGCACGGGGCGGGTCTGCCCGTACTGGTCGCCCCTGGCCCGCTGCCCGTCGTCGTCGTCATCCCCGGCGAGCCCGACGAACGCCGCAAGCTGGTAGCGCTTGTAGTAGGTGACCGCGCTACCGACCGACTGCGGGTTGGCCCCACCGTCGAAGACCAGCGGCCCGGACGAGAACGACTTGCCGCTGGAGTGCAGCACGACCGTCTCGATGGAGTGGTGGCCGGTGTCCGTGGTCGACAGGCGTTGCATGACGGCCAGCCCGTGCGGGGCGAGCTTGGTCCTGACCTCGGCGAGCAGGTTGGGCAGGGTCATGTACGAGTACCGCCGCTGCCCGGCGTTCACCTTGCCGTCCTTGGCGACCTCGGCCAGCGAGGCGAGTGCGGCGACGAGCGCAGCATCGGCGGCGGTGTCCACGGCGGTCACGGCTCGCACGTCCCGCAGTAGCCGACCTGGTCCCCGTGCCCGTCAGGGTGGGTGACCTCCGCCCGCCCCCCGCACGCGACGCACTCCAGCGTCAGGCGCTCGGGGATGCCCGTGGACTCCTCGTCGCACGCCGCGCACCAGTAGTTGCCCATCCGCTCGCCGCGCTGCGCCCACGTCTCGACCAGGGGGTCGCGTCCGCACTGCCAGCAGGTAATGCGGGCACCGACGACGGCGGCGTGGTGCAGGGCGTCCAAGTAGGCGCTGCGGATGTTGTCGCGCAACGGGCCGCGGTAGCCGCAGTCCGGGCCGAGGCACACGGCCTGCATGACCGTGAGCGTCCGGTAGACGACCGGGCCGTGCCCGGCGGGCTGCACGTAGGCGACCCGGTCTCGGATGGTGGGTGTCACTGCCATGCGCGGAGCTCCTCCGTGAGGCAGTCGAGCAGGGG